CACTGGAAAAACTTTCTTCAGTCTTGCTGTCGTCAAGAACTTCCTTGATGCTAACCCTGATGGTTATTGTTTATATTTTGACACTGAAGCCGCTGTTAACAAATCTCTTATCGCAAGTCGTGGGATCGATCTAGATCGACTAGTTGTTGTCAATGTTGTTACAATTGAAGAGTTTAGAACCAAAGCTTTGAAGGCAGTTGATATATACCTTAAGAAACCTGAAGATGAACGCAAACCCTGCATGTTTGTCCTAGACTCTTTGGGTATGCTGTCTACGGAAAAAGAGATTACTGACGCACTGAACGACAAACAAGTTCGTGACATGACCAAATCTCAACTGGTCAAAGGTGCATTCAGAATGTTAACTCTGAAACTAGGACAAGCAAACATCCCCATGATCGTTACGAATCACACCTACGATGTCATCGGTGCATATGTTCCTACAAAAGAAATGGGTGGAGGTAGTGGACTCAAATATGCTGCGTCTACGATTATCTATTTGTCTAAGAAAAAAGAAAAGGATGGAACAACAATTGTCGGAAATCTTATCAAGGCAAAGACTGCTAAGTCGCGTCTAAGTAAGGAGAACAAAGATGTTACGGTGCGTCTTTATTACGATGAGCGTGGTCTTGATCGATATTACGGTCTTCTTGAACTGGGAGAGATTGGTGGTCTCTGGAAAAATGTGGCAGGTCGTTATGAAATGACTGTTGATGGTGAGACTAAGAAAGTCTATGCCAAAGCAATCCTTAAAGATCCTGAAACTTACTTCACTCCCGAAGTGATGGAACAATTAGATGAGATTGCTAAGGAGGAATTTAGTTACGGTTCATGATTAAGATTCTAAAAACTGGAATCAAGGTTGATAAAGTCGTACAACAACTTAAGAGATATCCTCAGGACTGGGACCATCAAAAGAATTTGAAGGACTCTCAGTCCTTAGTTGATAGGGGATTTTCGGACTTGCCAGTCAGCGCACTTCAACTTATAATAGGTGGTGTCAAACACAAAGATGATTTTGTGGGAGACTCTGAGATTAACGTAAAGACTCCTGCTTATTCGCATCACAGTGAGATCAGAAAAATCATACGCAAGCAATTCAAGAATGCAGACATTCATAGATGCGGTTTTCTTTCACTACCTGTAGATGAAATTGTAGGAGCACATATTGATGAAGGCACTTACTATCTTTCTAGGAACAGATATCATCTTTCTATTCTTGGTAGGTATCAGTATTTCTGTGGTAAAGAAAGTGTCATCGTAGAACCAGGAACTCTTCTTTGGTTTAATAATAAATTGCCTCATGGCACCGTGAATATCGGTGATGAGACAAGGATCACATTTGTATTTGATATTCCTCATGGACAAAGTTGAAATTCTTATTCTTCGTAATCTGTTGTTTAATGAAGAATATCTTCGTAAGGTGATCCCCTTTATCAAGGCAGATTACTTCGAGGATGTTAACCAGAAGATTGTATTTGAGGAAGTTCTTAAGTTCGTTACTGAATACAATCAACCTGCTACGAAAGAAGTTCTTTGTATTGAAGTAGAGAAAAGGTCTGACATCAATGACACTTCCTTTACTGAGATTACAAAACTGATTAGTTATTTGGAGGAAGTTCCAACTGACTTTGAGTGGTTAGTAGATACCACTGAAAAGTGGTGTAGAGACCGTGCTATCTATCTGGCACTGATGGAGTCCATCGCACTTGCTGATGGTAAGGATCAAGAAAAAGATAGGGATGCTATTCCAAGTATTCTGTCAGATGCTCTGGCAGTATCATTTGATGCACACGTAGGACACGATTACCTTCTTGATTATGAGGCAAGATATGAAACGTACCACCGCAAAGAAGACAAGATCGAATTCGACCTTGAGTTTTTCAACAAGATTACGAAAGGTGGTCTACCGAACAAAACTCTTAATATTGCTCTCGCTGGCACTGGGGTCGGTAAAAGTTTGTTTATGTGTCATGTCGCAGCTTCCGCCCTCCTCAATGGAAAAAACGTATTATACATCACGCTTGAAATGGCTGAAGAAAAGATTGCAGAACGAATTGATGCTAATCTTCTCAATGTACCCATTCAAGAAATAACTGAACTACCCAAGGTAATGTTTGAGAATAAGGTGACAAACCTTGCAGAAAAAACTCAAGGCACCCTAATTATTAAAGAGTACCCTACTGCATCTGCACACAGTGGACACTTTAAGGCACTTCTTAATGAACTTGCACTTAAGAAGTCATTTAGACCTGATATTATTTTCATTGATTACCTTAATATATGTGCTTCCTCACGGTATCGCGGAAATAGCACTGTCAATTCATATTCGTATATTAAGGCTATTGCAGAAGAACTTAGAGGACTGGCTGTTGAAGCAAACGTCCCTATCGTTTCTGCCACGCAGACCACTCGTTCTGGTT